CAGAACCTTGGGGAGTTGGCTGACATTGAGTATTTCCAATCTAAGTTGTACAGATCTTTGGGAGTACCTGAATCTAGAATCGCTGGATCTGGGGATGGATTTAATCTTGGCCGTAGCTCAGAGATTCTAAGGGATGAACTTAAGTTCAGCAAATGGGTAGGTAGATTGCGTAAGCGTTTTAGTAAGATCTTTATTGATATGCTAAGAACGCAATTGATTCTTAAAAACATTATTACCACTGAAGACTGGGAAGTAATGTCAGAGCATATCCAGTTTGACTTTATCTATGATAACCATTTCGCAGAACTAAAAGATAAGGAACTAATGGAAGGTCGTTTAGGTCTTCTTGGTATGGTAGAACCTTATGTTGGTAGATACTATTCTACAGAATATGTAAGAAGAAATGTATTGCGTCAAAAGGATTCTGAGATTGTAGAAATTGACGAGCAGATTGAAGATGAAATTGCTAAAGGAGTTATACCCGATCCAAATCAACAAATGTTAGAAATGGAACAAGGTGCTTTTGGCGATCCAATGGCAGATCCAATGGCACAAGAAGGACTGCCACCAGAACCTCAACCACAGAAAATGCCTAAGGACAACGAAGGAGAGATATAAATAACTTTATCAGTATATTAAATCATGATGGAAGAACTCGTCAATATGATAGCGACAGATGCGTCTGCTGCAGATGTTAGTGATCAAATTAAAGATCTACTTTATGCTAAATCAGCAAAGAAGATTGATGATTTGAGACCTGCTGCTTCTGGAAATCTTTTTGGTTCCGAAGTAGAGGCCGAAGTGGAAACTGAAGTGGAAACTCAACCTGAGGAAGAAGAAACCAATGACTAGAATATTACCTCTAGGTGCAAAGGCAGCTTTGTCAACGGGAGATAGTAACGCTACTACTGTGGGTAATGCCACTGTAGTAAGAGTGCTTTCTACAGCAGGTGCTGCTGTTGTTGTTAGAATAGATTCTGATGACAATGTTATTGGATCGTTTACGACTCTCAATAATTCAGAAGTTTTGGTTGAGAAGAATGCATCAGATAAGATCTATGTAACAGGTAATGCTGTTGAGGTCTCCAAAGTAGGATTTACAAATTAAACCGATGAAGTTAATCACAGAACAACTTGATGATGTAGAAGTTATCGTTGAAAATCGCAACGGTAAGAAGTCTATGTTTATCGAGGGTATCTTCCTACAAGGGGATATTCAAAACCGCAATGGTCGTATGTACCCAATGGACACACTTCGCAAGGAGGTTCATAGGTATAATGAAAGTTTTGTGGAATCTGGTCGTGCAGTTGGAGAACTCGGTCATCCTGAGGGACCAACAGTAAATCTAGATAGAGTCTCCCATAAAATTATTTCACTTAAAGAAAGTGGATCTAACTTTATTGGTAAGGCTAAACTTCTGAATACCCCAATGGGTGTAATTGCACAAAACCTTATTGATGAAGGAGTTAAACTTGGTGTTTCATCCCGTGGTCTTGGAACATTAGCAGTTAATGAAGAAGGTGTAAAAATTGTCTCTGACGACTTTATGCTTGCTACTGCTGCTGATATTGTTTCAGATCCTTCTGCACCTGATGCTTTTGTATCAGGAATTATGGAAGGTAAGGACTGGGTTTGGGACGGCGGTGTAGTAAGAGAGCAACTAGCAAGAAAGACTTATAAGACAGTCAATACACTAGTTGATAATAAACAGCTTGAGGAGAACAAGCTAGGATTGTTCCAAAACTTCCTATCAAATCTCTAACATTTTATAAATAAATACAGATTATCACAACGATCTATTCGGAGTAGACCAAAAATGGCCGCAAAGGAACTTAAGGAAATGGACAACCCTGTAACAAGGGGTGCGAAGGCTGCTGATCCTATGAAGAAAGTTGATGATTCCACTTCACCTGGAGCATCAGCATCTTACGAGGATCTTGGCGGACCAACACCTCAAAACTATAAGTCCACAGATGATTCTAGCAAAATCAAATCAGCAAATATTAAAACGGTAAAGGATATCGTTAATAAAGGTGCTGGTAAGGCAGATGCTATGCAATCTATTGGCACAGAGGTGCTGAAGCAAGGTGACAACCCTGACACTAAGGAAGATCAGGAAGTTGTTGCTGAAGAACCTACTAAGGAGGAAACTACCGTGGCAGAGGAAGAAGTTAAGGAAGAACCTACAGTTAATGTAGAGGAAGACCTTGCTGCTCTATTCGGTGGTGAAGAACTTTCTGAAGAGTTCCAGACAAAGGCCAAGACAATCTTTGAGGCAGCAGTTAACTCTAAAGTTATTGCTATTAAAGAAGAAATGTCTGCCGAATATGAGAAGACTTTAACAGAGCATCTTGAAACTGTTAAGTCTGAGTTGGTTGAGCGTACAGATTCATACCTTGAGTATGTTTCAGATGAGTGGCTCAAAGAAAATGCTATCGAGGTCGAGCATGGGCTCAAGACCGAGATGACCGAATCATTCTTACAAGGAATGAAGAGTCTTTTTGAAGATCATTATGTATCAATCCCTGACGACAAATATGATGTGCTGGAAAGCATGGTAAATAAACTAGATGATATGGAAGGCAAACTTAACGAACAGATAGAGAAGAACATCTCTCTCAATAAGCGTCTTGGCGAATCTACAGCTGATGGAATTTTTATTGAAGTAGCCGAAGGACTTGCTGAGACACAAAAGGAGAAGTTACAGACTCTAGCTGAAGGTGTTGAGTTTGAGGGTGAAGACGCTTACCGTGAGAAGCTAGTTACACTTAAGGAATCTTATTTCCCTAGTGGAACCAAAGCTCAGGTTTCAAGCAAATCCGAAACCATTTCGGAAGGTATAGCAAACGAAGATCCTAACATAGACAATTCAGCGTCTATGAATCAGTATCTGTCAGCCCTTAAATTGGGTGGAAAATAATTAAACCTACAAACTCTATTAAGTAAAGTACAATGTACAATGCCGAACAAATTATGGAGAAGTGGGCTCCTCTGCTAGATGCAGAAGGGGTAGATCCTATTAAGGATGCTCACCGCAGATCCGTAACCGCAGTTCTCCTAGAGAACCAAGAAAAGTTTTTACAAGAGCAATCTGCTTTTGAAAACGGAACCTCAATGCTAACTGAGGCAGCTCCTACAAACAGTGGTAACGCTGTTGGTGCTTCAGGTGGTTTTAGTGGAACAGCAGCCGCTGCTGGTCCTGTTGCAGGTTTCGACCCCGTTCTAATCAGTCTTATTAGGAGATCAATGCCTAATTTGGTTGCTTATGAACTTGCTGGAGTGCAACCAATGAATGGTCCTACTGGACTAATCTTTGCGATGCGTTCTCGCTACACGAATCAGTCTGGAACAGAGTCGTTCTTCAACGAGCCAGATTCTGCATTCTCTGCTAACAAGGCAGGAACTAACATCGGTCAGGCAACTCAAGGTGATTACACCGCAGCTACTGACGATGATGGTACTGTTGGTTTCGGTTCTACTGGAACTCAGCGTGGTACAAACCCAGCTATCCTTGAGAACAACGCTTCTGATGCTGTTCAAGCACAGTATTCAGTTGGTCAAGGTATGTCAACTGGAGACTCTGAAGCATTAGGCGATGGCACTAATGGTCACTTCAACGAGATGGCATTCTCCATCGAGAAGGTGACTGTAACCGCTAAGTCTAGAGCACTAAAAGCAGAGTACAGTTTGGAACTCGCACAAGACCTTAAAGCAATTCATGGTCTTAATGCAGAAGCAGAACTTGCTAACATTCTTTCTAGTGAGATTCTTGCAGAAATTAACCGTGAGGTTATTCGTACTATCTACAAAACTGCTGAAGCAGGTTCACAGGTCAATGTTGCAAACGCAGGTTTCTTTAACCTAGATGTTGACTCCAATGGTAGATGGTCAGTTGAGAAGTTCAAAGGACTTCTGTTTAACATCGAAAGAGATGCCAACAGAATCGCACAGAGAACTCGTCGTGGAAAGGGTAACATTATCCTAACCTCTGCTGATGTAGCATCCGCACTTACAATGGCTGGCGTTCTGGATTACACTCCAGCACTTAATGCTAACCTACAAGTTGATGACACTGGTAACACATTTGCTGGTACTATCAACGGTAAGTATAGAGTATACATCGATCCATTCTCAGCAAACAGTGCTGCTAACCAGTACTATGTTGTTGGTTATAAGGGTTCATCTCCTTATGATGCTGGTCTGTTCTACTGCCCATATGTTCCACTACAGATGGTTCGTGCAGTTGGAGAGAACACCTTCCAGCCAAAAATTGGATTTAAGACAAGATACGGTCTTGTTTCAAACCCATTCGCTGAAGGTACTGCTCAAGGACTTGGACGCATTACTTCTAACAGCAACCGCTATTACCAGCGTACTGTTGTTCAGAACCTCATGTAAATCGAGTTTACATACAAAAAAAAGAGACCCTCAAAGGGGTCTCTTTTTTTATGCTTAGTAGAACTCTGCAGGAACTAATTCCTTTGAGTCCCACGCATCCTTATGATCTTCAATGAACTGTGGTATACAACCTTTAATTTTAAAGTGTTCATTAACATCAATATTTTTAAAGGACATATCTTTCCTATCAGCAACTGCTTTGTATATAAGTCTTGTGTATCTTCCAAGATCTTTTATAAAGTTTTCTTGCTTTTTCCTTGCTTCTGATGGTAGTCTTTTCTTTGTATAAAGAACTATCTCAGGTGGATTTGTTGATCCATATTCTAATATTGCTTCACAAAAACAACGACATGTATATGTGTCACTATCCACAGAGAATAGAAAAACTGATTTGTTATCAATTTTGATATGGAACTTTTTATCTAAAATGTCTACCCATGACTTTCTTTCTTTGATACGAACTGCATTCTCACCTTCAGCATGTCTTTTGATTATGCCATCTACTATAAGAGTAATGTTACCTTGAGTGAAGTATTTGTTAATTTCTACTTCTGTTTTTAACCACTCATTAATATCTACTTCATTTGGTTCTAACTCACCAAGATTGATTAGAGTTAAACCTGCTGTGATAACATCCTCTCTAGTTCCTTTAGTAGCAGGATCATGTTTTAAGTTTTCTAAAACACCTCCACTAATTCTAGGTCTCTCACCATCAATTATTTTTCTAAGTTTTATCCAAGGTAGTTTTTTCTCATGATTTCTTTTTCCTGCTAAAGCTCTACCCCTACCCTCTACTGGGTTTTCTTTCCCAAGGGTATCTTTAGATCCCATGCCTGGTGTGTAGTTTGTTAAAAATCCTTTTATAGAAAAGTTATTTTCTAATGCTTGGATTCTTTCTTCAGTGTTACCCTCTTCTCTAACACCATCATTTGACCATATATCATCCAGTTCATCTACATCTTCTTCTAGATCTAGAGACCCAAGAGATTCAAACTCATATCCTTTTGGTATCTCTATTTCACGACCTATGAAATCTGCGAGGTTTATTACCCCGACTCCATTAAAACCTGGTAGTTTAATCGGACCTACTATGTCCTGTTCTTTAATTGTGATAATCATTGTTGCGTTAGCGGTTGGTTGCCCACGGTGCGTTAGCGGTGCAGACATAAGTATATATTAGCACAGAACTTTAAAACCGTCAACGGTTAACCGAATAAATAATATACTTGTACCAATTGTTATGGGTGATGACGAACTACTAGACGAATTGGCAGAACGCATTGCGGAAGGTCCAATCATGTTTACCCCAGATGAAGAGTGGGTTGATTTATTAAATGATATTGAAGAGAGTGAATAAATTTATTAATGGAAATTTTATTGATGATGTATCATTATGCGACACTATTATAGAATGGTTCCATAGTGGAGAAGTTCAGTATAAACCTGGAACCACAACTGGTGGTGTAAAACCAGATATAAAACAATCTTCTGATATATTCATTTCAACTAATACAGATTATTATTGGTTACCTAATTATTTGCTACAATTAAAAAAATCTGTAGAAATTTATTGTGACAAATTTCCAGCATGTAAATGGTATGGTAATGCTGGTATAGAAGAAGGTTTTAATATACAATGGTATAAACCTGGAGAAGGATATTTTAATTGGCATACTGAAAGATGTACACCAAGAGGTGACTCTGGTACTCGTCATTTAGTTTTTATGACATATTTAAATGATGTTGATGATGGAGGTGAAACTGAGTTCTTACATCAGAATATTAAAGTAAAACCAAAGAAGGGTTTAACTTTAATATGGCCTGCTGATTGGACACATACGCATAGAGGTGTTGTATCTCCTTCGCAAGATAAGTATATATTAACTGGTTGGTACAATCTAAAATGATCCCTAAATACTAGGGTATAGAGCGTGGCAAGAATGGCTAACACCTTTTATGATAAGCAGATTAAAAACAGGAACTTCCTGTCACCATCTGGTTTTCAATTTAATCTTGCTAAAACACCAAAGGTTGATTTCTTTTCTCAATCAGCAAGAATCCCAGGTATTACCTTGGGAGAAATTATGGTGGGTAATTATCTAAAGGCTGTTCCTGTTCCAGGTGATCAAATTCAATTTGAAGATCTTACTTTACAGTTTATTGTAGATGAAAACTTAGAAAATTTCCTAGAGATTCATAGTTGGATCTATGCATTAGGTTATCCTAAATCTGTATCACAATTTGAATCTATAGTTATAGATAGGCAAACTAGTGAAATTGATAATTTAAAACAGTTTAGTGATGGTACTCTTACTGTATTAAACAGTAATTTTAACCCAATGGCATATATCAAATTTACTGATATGTTCCCTGTATCACTAAGTACTCTCGAATTTACTGCCTCCGAAAATGATTATACATACTTTACAGCAACAGTTACTTTTAAGTATCTGTTATATGAAATCCTTGATACTAAATTTAAGGTACGAACTACCTCATTGACTAAACCATGAATCTTGAAACTATACAAAGTATGTGGGAGAAAGACTCACAGATTGACATCATCAAAGTTCACGAAGAAGCAGCAAAGATACCATCCTTACATGCTAAGTATTGGGATGTGTACAATTCTCTAAAGCTTTTAAAAGAGAAAGCACATACTCAAGAATCTAAAATTAAGTTAGACAGACATAATTATTACACTGGAAAATCTGACCCTGAAGTGTATCAGGCCGAACCATTTCCATATAAGATAAGAGAAAAAGACGCAGTAAAAAGATATATGGATGCAGATGATAGAGTACAAACTATAGTTTTAAAAATAAAATATTATGATGTAATGCTTTCATATCTTGAAGATATTGTTAGACAGATAAACAATAGAAGTTATCAGTTAAAAAATATTATTGATTGGCAGCAGTTGAGTGGCTAATGTCCGACCTTACTATCACAAAAAAGAATGAGGTCTTCTTAAAGATCATCTCAGAACCTCATGTTGCTCATGAGTTGTCTGATCAATTCACCTTTGAAATTCCTGGTGCTAAGTTCATGCCTCAGTATAGGAAGAGACATTGGGATGGTAAGATTCGTTTATTTAATTTACAGACAGGAGAAATATATGTTGGATTACTTGATAAGATAGTTTCATTCTGTAAACATCATAAGTATGAATACAAATTTGTAAATAATGATTACTTTGGTCTTCCTTTTGAATTCAATGAAATGATATCAATGGAGGGTGTTAAGGATTATATGAATGCTATATCTAAGACTCCTCCAAGAGATTATCAAATAGAGGGAGTATACGATGCTCTAAGACACAATAGAAGACTAGTGATAAGCCCCACTGCCTCTGGCAAATCTTTGATGATTTACTCAATAGTTCGTTACTTCGCAGAGCAACAGAAAAGTACATTGATAATTGTTCCAACGACATCTCTGGTAGAGCAGATGCATAAGGACTTTGCTTCTTATGGATGGGATGCTGATTCATATTGTCACAAAATATATGCTGGTAAAGAAAAAGAAACTGAGTCTCCTGTTGTTATTACTACCTGGCAATCTATCTATAAACTACCTAAAGTATATTTTGAAAGGTTTGAAGTTGTTATAGGAGATGAAGCACATCAATTTAAATCGGCATCGCTCGTAAAAATTATGACTAAGTTGCATCAAGCAAAGTATCGTTATGGTTTTACTGGTACATTAGATGGTACACAGACACATAAGTTGGTGTTGGAAGGATTGTTTGGTCCATCTTATAAGACGATTAAGACTCATGAGTTAATGGAAAAAGGATATCTTGCTAAGTTAAATGCTAAGATTATATTGTTACAACATAATCCCATATGTTTTGATACTTATGAAGATGAAATACAATATTTAATTAGTAGTGAAAAAAGAAATAAATTTATAAAAAATTTGGCGTTAGATTTAAAAGGTAATACTTTAGTACTTTATACTAGAGTAGAAACTCATGGTCAAATATTGTATGATTTAATAAATATTAATGATGATCGTAAAGTATTTTTTATTCACGGTGGTGTTGATGTTGATCAACGAGAGTTGGTAAGAGAAATTACTGAAAGAGAAAACAACGCTATTATCGTTGCTTCTTATGGTACATTCTCAACAGGCATTAACATAAGAAACTTACATAATGTAATTTTTGCTTCACCGTCTAAGTCGAGAATCAGAAACCTACAGAGTATTGGAAGGGTTCTTAGAAAAGGATCTAATAAATTTAAGGCAACTCTGTATGATATAGCAGATGATTGCTCAACTACTACGAAACGAAATTATACTTTGAATCATTTGATTGAACGAATAAAAATTTATAATGAAGAAAGTTTTAATTATGATCTTGTTAAGGTATCATTGAAGGAGAAAAAATGACCGAAAAAGATTCTTATTTTGTATTTAAATTAGTTTCTGGTGAAGAAGTTATTTCTATGACCACGATGGATGATAGTGGAATAGAACCTTGTTTCTTTTTAGCAGATCCATTAAAAGTTGAATTATCTCATAAAGGAAATCATACTATGGTTAGATTGGTTCCTTGGATTACAGTTTCAGAAGATGAAATATTTAAAATAGGATTTGATAAAATTATTACTATGACAGAATTAAGTCATCATCATGAAATGGTACAAGCCTATGAACATTATAATCAACAAAGAAAATCAAATAATACTACTAGAGTTAATATAAGTCCAAAGATGGGATATATGGGTAATGTAGATCAAGCTAAGATATCATTAGAAAAAATATTTCATCTAGAACCTACTGGTATAAGTACTACAGTATAATATATTATTCCCTTGAACCCTCACAAGGGTAATTGTACACAAAATTGCTACTTGTGTCAAGCTGTGTTATAATACCTACAGATTTAAAGATCTTATGCCAAGAAAAAGATCGGATCACTATGTAAACAATAAAGAACTCCTAGAGGCAATGGTAGTCTATAGGAAGAAAGTTGCTATTGCAAAAGAAAAGGGTACTGATCCCCCTCCAATTAGTAATTACTTAGGTGAGTGTTTCCTAAAGATCGCAACACATTTATCATACAAACCTAACTTTGTTAATTATATGTTTAGGGAAGATATGATTGGGGACGGCATCGAAAATTGTGTACAATACATACATAACTTCGATCCTGCCAAGTCAAACAATCCTTTTGCATACTTTACCCAGATTATATACTATGCCTTTCTGAGACGCATACAGAAGGAGAAGAAGCAGTTAGAGATAAAGACTAAGATTATAGAAAGGACTGGATTTGAACAGGTCATGGTTGTGGAAGAGGGTGCAGGTGGAACATCTTCTGACTATAATACTATTAAGGATAACATACAGTACAAAAATTCTAATCGGTAATGGCAATTTACGATGATGTTAAAATCACTATCAACCTTAATGAGTTGGTAGAGATCAGAGCAAAACTTATTTCTCAATACGAGGATTATTCGGAAAAGGTAAACAAGGGTGAGTACTTAGATGGAGGTGACATTGATCGCATTGCAACTAAG